CTGCAAGCGCAGGGGCTGGGGGACAACGAATACGAGTTTTACAACGTAGGGGTATACGATAGCACTGCCAATTTGGAACGTGCTAAACAAAAGTTTACACAGGAGTGGGCTGAGGGCGGGCTTGAGGACGTAGTACTTAACGTTGAGGAATACCTAGTTAACGCATAACCCTGCAGCCCCTAGGGGCTTTTGCGCAGCAGTTGACACTTTGGTGAACCTGTGCTATAATACACACTTAGCAACAAAGGAGCGCGAGATGGCATTTAACTACAGCAAGTACTACGCAACACTGTTCCGCAAGAGGGGCTACACACTAATTAACGGTGTGTGGTACTACGACGCGGCGGGCCAGTACCCAGTTTACAACACAGCAAGTTAAGGACGCATCATGTACAAAGTTAACGCAACACTAAACACAAACGGCAAGGGCTACTGGAGCAGCACTGCTAAGGCAGTAGAGGTCACAGGTCTGCAACTTGCATACACAAACGATGAGCTGAGCTTTGGCGAGCTGCGTGTGCGCTTTACAGCAGCAACGTGGGACACAGCTAAACACGGTCTTATATACACAGACAAGCTGTTTATGACAGAGCTTAAAGCACTGCTTACAACTATGGGCTTTGATAGCAGCGATGTCAGCTACAGCGAGCAGGGCATGCAGGGAGACACCTACGTGAGCTGCGATGTGGGGGAACTGTTTATTAATACGTACATGCAGAACGCATGACCCTAAGGCCCGTAAGGGCTTTAGGATTCGGTTGACAGATTGGAATTTTGGTGCTATAATATACACATGAACTTAGAAAAGCCCACCCGTAAAAAGCGAGTCGACCGTACGCACATCATCTATGAGTTGCGTGTCAACGGTGCTAGCTACATAGGAGTCACTGCCAAAACAGAGACAACTATTAACAAGTCAGTGCTGGCTCGTGCGGCCAAGCACTTCTATCGTGCCAAGAAAGAGAACAAGGACTGGCTGCTTTGCCGGGCCCTGCGCTCTTTGAACGACAAGAGCGAGATAGAAGTACTAGTTCATGAGACCCTGCGTGGCAAAGCGGCTGCACACAAGCGGGAAGTAGAACTACGGCGTACACTGCGCCCAGAGCTGAACACAGACTGCAGGGGCGATTAAACAGGGGTTGACAGCCCTGCGGTTTGGTGCTATAATATACACTTACACACACAGAAGGAGCGAAAAATGGAACAAGCACAGCGTGAGTATTTTGTTAACCGTTTAAACGAGATTGCCCGAGAGAAAGTACAAGCCAAAGCAGAGGCACTGTTTGGCCCTACTGGCCGTCCTGAACAGCCTACATGGGGCATGGTGTTTGAAGGCATTGCCAGCGGCGAGATTACACTGAAAGAAGAAAAGCGGGACTACACTGGCCCCTACTTGAACCCTTCTGATGTTGTGTGGCCTGCTATGGAAGCAAAGGTCGCAGAGCTGGAAGCCTACCGTGCCACAGTTGCACGTGAGAAGCAGACGGCAATGGATCGTTGTATGCTGGACACAGACGCACAACAAGCCCTTACAGAGTTCCAGGGTATTTAAAGTATTGGTTGACACGGGCTCCGGCCCGTGTTATAATACACACTTACACAAACAAATAAGGAGCGAAACTTATGGGTACACGATCAAGAGTAGCAGTCATGCATGGCGATGTCTGCAAGAGCGTCTATTGCCACTATGATGGCTATTTGGACTACACAGGTCGCATCCTGTTGGCCCACTACGATTCCACAGCAGCTAATCAGCTGATCGCACGTGGGGACAACAGTGGCGTCAAAGAGACACTGGAAGAAATGAACTTCTACGAAGATCGTGAAGCCCAGGGTGAGGATGTTAATGAGTTCCTGCAGAGCACTCCGTGGTCAGTTGCACACTCATTCGAAGAGTTCCTCGAGCAGGTCCAGGGCTGCTGTGGCGAGTACTACTACGTGATGCGAGACGGTGTATGGTATGCGGGTGCAGTCTACGACACAGACGGTCTGGTAAAGAACGGACTTGTGGCCCTTAAAGATGCACTAGAAGCCCTTCCAGTTGAAGGGTAATTAATTAGGGGTTGACAAACTCCCTAATTGAGCATATAATAGACACTATGTTAACAACACACACAGGAGCGAAAACTATGCGTATTACACTAGCACAAGGTCAGTACGGTGCCAAAAGCAATCAGATCTACCCAGGCATTGAACTGGATATGGTAGGGGACTTTGTCACCGAAGCCAGCAATGGTTGGGAAGGCTACATCAAGGCCCGTTCAGGCTACAACATCAAGGGTGGCGGCGAGACCTGTAAGGTACGATGCAACCAAAGTGATGTTCAAGCAATTGCAGGAGCTCCAGCAGGGGTTACAATGTTGCAGGCCCTTGCCAAGCCCACCAAGGCTGGCAAGAACGATGCTACTGTTACAGACTTCACACAGGTCAAAGTGCCAGACTCTGCTGTCGCAGACGAAACTGATGAGCAGATCATCGAGCGTACACGACTGCGCTTTGAGATCCTCAAGGATATGACCAAAGCAGTGAAAACTGGTGACGTTCGTGCTATGATTGTCACAGGCCCTCCAGGTGTAGGCAAGAGCTTTGGTGTTGAAGAAGTACTTGCCAAAGATGACCTGTTTGATATGATGGGCCAGCGCAAGCCCAAGTATGAGATTGTCAAAGGTGCTATGTCAGCAATTGGACTCTACTCCAAACTGTACAAGTTCAGCGATCCCAAGAACATTGTTGTGTTCGATGACTGTGACTCAATCCTTTTGGACGACGTTGCACTCAACATTCTCAAGGCCGCTTTGGACACTTCAAAGAAGCGTACTATTTCGTGGAACACTGACAGCCGTGTGCTACGCTCAGAAGGAGTGCCTGACAAGTTTGATTTCAAGGGTGGTGCTATCTTTATCACCAACTTGAAGTTTGAGAATGTGCGTAGCAAGAAGCTTCAAGAGCACTTGGCGGCACTAGAGTCACGCTGTCACTTCATTGACCTGCGTATGGACACAGACCGTGAGAAGGTTCTGCGTATCAAGCAGATCGTCAAAGATGGTATGTTGGATTCATACGAGCTTGAGGAAACGGCTAAAGATGAGATCGTTAATTTCATCCTTGAGAACCGTAGCCATATGCGAGAGCTGAGCCTGCGTACTGTTTTGAAGTGTGCAGACTTGAAGAAGAGCTTCCCTGCTAACTGGCAGAATATGGCTCGTGTAACTGTTATGAAGGGTATGGCATGATAGATACAGGATTGGGCTCAGCCAAAGAGTGCCAGTACATCGGGTCAGAGCAGATCAAGTGGCCTTTCAAGATGTGCGGGCAGAAGAGCATAGCAGGCAAGAGCTACTGTGCAGAGCACTACCATCAGATGTACAAGAAGGGATCCAGCAACACGGGTGCCAAGAAGATGGAGAAGTTGATTGATAGAGAACTAGCTGATTTGAAACGGCTACAAGAAATCGAGGAGATTGATAATGTTTGATACTATGTTAAAATTGGTCCTGGCCATAGCCGTGGTTGTGGTGTTGATCGCCATTGGCCCCTGGCTGGTGATCTGGAGTCTGAACACACTGTTCCCTGTACTGGCCATTGAGTTCACGTTTTGGACTTGGGGTGCTGTGGTGATCATGGGCACGTTCTTTCGAGCAAATGTTTCCGTTAAACGGAAGGATTGAGGTTGCATTGCTGAGCAGCAGGTGTTATTATAATAAGACGCTGTTAAAGAACAGCCTACAACAAAGGAAACTTAAAAATGAAGAGATTCAATCCAGAAACCAAGACTTTCAAAGTCTTCACAGCACTCTACAACGGTGCAGCCTTGACAGCATCCAAAGCCAAGCATGACTTGGGCGTTGGCAACTTGAGCGCAGAAGTTAGCCGCATCAAGCAGAACGGTTATGCTGTTTACAGCAACACCCGCAAGGCAGGCAACGGTGTCACAGTCACAGAATACGTGATGGGTCAACCAAGCCGCGAAATCGTTGCTCTAGGCTACAAAGCCAAAGCAATGGGCATCACTCTGTAATAGAGTTTCCACAAAGACAAGCCGATTCGCTCCCGGGGCGTCTTTTGGGGCTGTTGTAGAAATACAACAGCCTTTTTCTTTTGGTTGACACTTCGGTATAACGACAGTATACTAGCTCTAACTTAACAGGGAGAGCATGATGACAACTTTAGAATTTAGACCCAAGTGTATCAATCATGGTTGCACCAAGCCTGTAACCTATAGTCACAAAGATGAGCAAGGCAACAAACGCTGGAGAATTCATTGCGGGCATTGCCAAGGAGCCAGCTATGGACGGCATGCTCATGCTCCTGGGGTAACGCCATTCAAGACTGGCCGCTGCTCTAACAGTGATAGTCATTTAGGGTTTGCCTGTGCTATTAACTACAAGAAAGCTCCTTGGGCAATAGGCATGACAGAGATAGATCACAAGAATGGTAACTGCAATGACAACCGTGTTAAGAACTTAGATGAGCTGTGCCCAATGTGCCATAAACGCAAAGGTCGCCTAGCAGGAGATCACAATGGGTGGAAGAACTATCGTGTGGCGTAATTGCCACACCGGCCGGCACTCCAAACCGGTTGACAGATTGGATACATAGTGTTATAATACACACATGAACAAGCAAGGAGCGACAATGATATTCACTGCTGATCAGGTCTGGGGTTGTGCTGCTGCTGCGCAGCGTATCAACGAGGGGTACTTCAAAGAAGATCAATGGGACACAGCTGAGGCTGGTGTCAAGATCAAGACTGCCAACAAGAGCTTGGTCAAGAACTGGCTTGCTCGGGGTGACTACTCTCTGGTCACTGCTGCAGACATTGCTGCGGGGCAGACTGCTCGTAATCATTTCAAATCATACACATTCCTGGCCATCGCAGGTCGACTCAATGAGTTCCAAGAGACTGCAATGAAGCTGGCCGCCAAAGAAGAGTTCACAGGGCGTGATATCTACGACTTTGCTGTGATCTCATGCTTGCCTTCAGTGGCTGTGCGTGATGCTGCTAACAGTGAGCTCAAACGTGAAATCTACACCTCGGAACAGCTGCAGGGTGCTGTCGGGGATAACATCGTGGGTGACATCACTGTGATCAGCGCCCGCTTCAACCCTGACTACAACAAGCACAAGATCACGGCCCGTATGGGTGAGAGCTTCGTGGATTTCTGGTTCGGCAAGGAGCTAGAAGGGGAGCTGAGGATCAAGGGCAAGATCAAAACACAGCGTGGCAATAAAACAACACAGCTGAACTATGTGAAGATAAGTGGTTGACAGCAAAGCGATTTGGTGTTATACTTATGATACTGAGAAAGTAATTGTTTAACCGGTAACTTAAAGAGGTCTTAAAATGGCAAAAAGCACAGATATTTCCGTCCGTCAAGTAGGTCCTAAGGGTGCTATGAAGGCGATCCGTAAGGCGATCCAAACTCGTCGTCCTACATTCCTTTGGGGCCCTCCAGGCATTGGCAAATCCGATGTTGTCAAGCAGATTGGCGAGACAGCAGGCCGTGAAGTCGTTGACGTTCGACTAGCCCTGTGGGAACCCACAGACATCAAGGGCATCCCCTATTACAACGCAGACCAGGGCAAGATGGTTTGGGCACCTCCTGCAGAACTGCCTACAGACCCAGCGTCTACTGCGATCATCTTCTTGGATGAGTTGAACTCTGCACCCCCTGCTGTACAGGCCGCGGCATATCAGTTGATCCTGAACCGTCGTGTTGGTACATACGAATTGCCCAAGGGTGTTGACGTGGTTGCCGCAGGTAACCGTGAAGGCGATCGTGGCGTGACATATCGTATGCCTGCTCCGTTGGCTAACCGCTTCGTCCACTTGGAGATGAAGGTAGACTTTGATGACTTCCAAGACTGGGCTACCTTGAACAAGGTGCATCCAGAGGTCGTAGGTTATGTAGGCTTTGCCAAGCAAGACCTCTATGACTTTGATCCTAAGAGCCCTTCAAAGGCATTTGCTACTCCACGCTCTTGGGTGTTCGTCAGCGATCTCCTGCAAGACGACGACTGCGACAACGACACACTGGCAACATTGATTGCGGGTGCCGTAGGTGATGGCTTGGCTACTAAGTTTATGGCTCACCGCAAGATCGCAGGACGCTTGCCCAAGGCAGAGGACATCCTCAGCGGTAAGGTCAAGGACTTGCAGATCAAAGAAGTGTCAGCGATGTATTCTTTGACTGTTAGCCTGTGCTATGAGTTGAAGGATCAGGCAGAGAAGAAGGCCAAGGGTTGGGATGCTATGGCAGACTGCTTCTTCCGTTATATGATGGACAATTTCCCAACTGAGCTGGTTGTGATGGGTGCTAAGACTGCACTTACCAACTATGACTTGCCCTTGGACGCTACGAAGATGAAGAGCTTCGATGAGTTCCACAAGCGTTTTGGCAAGTATGTTTTGAGTGCCATGGAGAATTAAGACCTCGCCATAGCAGGGGCGGAGAGCTTCTCAGAGCTTGTCCGCCCACCTTTTTTGGTTGACAGATGTGTAAAACGATGCTATAATATACACATACTAAGGAGAGCGACATATGGACCCAATCGTAGAGAAACTTACAACTGCCCGAGTAGGCCTGCTACTCAAAGCGCCTTTCTTTGGCAATATGGCCACTCGTATGCGCCTTATTGAAAGCGATGACTGGTGCCCCACAGCCGCAACTAACGGTCGTGACTTTATGTATAACACAGAGTTCGTTAAGAAGCTCTCCGTTAAGAAACTAGAGTTCCTGTTCGCACACGAAATCTGTCATGCCATATTCGATCACTTTGGTCGTTGCGGTAGCAGAGATCGTACATTGGCGAACATCGCACAAGACTACGCTGTCAACCAGATCCTTGTAGACGAACGCATTGGTGAGAAGATCACTGAAGTGAAGATCTGCTACGATCCAAAGTATCGCGGCATGGCCTGGGAAGAGATCTATGATGAGCTTTGGGAGAAGGCAGAGAAGATCCCTATGGATCAATTGCTCAAGCAATTGGGTGAACTCCTAGACGAGCATATCAAAGAAGAAGAAGGTGCTGGTGCTGGTAATGATAAGACCAAAGACGGTAAGTCTAAGCCTAGCCTCAGCAAAGAAGAAGCCGAAACCCTGCGTCAAGAGATCAAAGAAGCAATGATCCAAAGTGCCGCGGCCGCTGGTGCAGGCAAGACTCCTGCAGGCATTATGCGTATGATCAAGTCTATGACTGAGCCTAAGATCGATTGGCGCCAGTTGGTGCAACAAGAGATCCAAAGCATTGTTCGCAACGACTACTCCTTTCAGCGTGTGAATCGCAAGAGTATGCATTCAGGTGCTATCCTGCCAGGTATGAAAGAAGCAACTACCATTGACGTGGCTATCTCTATTGATATGTCAGGCTCCATTGGTGAAGAAGATGCAACTGCATTCCTCAGCGAGATCAAAGGCATTATGGACCAGTACGAAGACTACCGCATCAACCTGTGGTGCTTTGACACAGACATCTACAACTGGAAGACCATCACACACGATGAGAGTCACGAGTTGGAAGAGTATGAGCCTCAGGGTGGTGGTGGCACAGACTTTGAAGTCAACTGGACCTTTATGGAAGAGAATGGTATCCAACCCAAGAAGTTCATTATGTTCACAGACGGCTACCCCTGCGGTGGTTGGGGCAACGAGGACTACTGCGATACCATATTCATTGTCAAAGGCAACACACAGGCCAACGCACCGTTTGGACAGACAGTGATCTATGAGACGGAGGCCGAGACGGCTTGAGTGCCAGGGGTTGTGGCTTTTTAGCCACAGGCCCCGCTGCTTACGTGTGCGTGTAATCTAGGTATTGACATCTGGGCAGATTGGTGTTATAATATACACATATTAACAAAGAAGGAGCGGCAATGATGGAACTGATTCTAGCTTTCGTAGCAGGTATGATTGTAATGGATTTTATGTATGCTTGGCGTATGGGCATCCCTCAGATGCTTTGGTATCACTTCCGTAATCGCAACAACCCCCAACCCAACTTCGAACAGGAGTAATCATGATGAGTCATCTTGTAGCATTCTTCCTTGGAATCTTCGTGGCAACTGTGGGAATCACAGGTGTGGCCAGCGTGGCAGACAAGGGCGTTAGTCAAGTTCAACAGGTAATGAAAGAGGCAGCTAAATGAGTGATCTCGCATATGATATCGAACAACTCTACATCGAAGGTCACTCACCTAGGATGATTGCTATCATGTTGGAGTGCCCCATCGAGCAGGTCTTGGGATGGTTGCAGGAAGTTGGTGTAGAGGCTGAAGACGCTAGCCCGTATGCAACTATAAACAGCTGATGAGCAAGCTGGCCTTCTTTGCTAGGCCTTTGGTGGCCTTTGATCCCTACAACAAGGATCATAGGCGCTACTACGCAGAGTTCCTAGAGTACGGCGGTTGGGGCACCTGTCCTGTGCAATTCGTATGCCCCGAGGACTACGGCATGGACCTTCCCAGCATGATCAAGGCTAGGTTGATCGCCTACTACGTGGATCGTGAGTTCGGCGGCAGCAAGCTGGCCCAGGCCCGATCGACCATGATGAAAGAAGCTGCTGATCGCAAGTACAAGGAAGCTGGGCAACTGCGCAAAGAAGCGCAAGCTCTGCTGAAACCCAGACGCAAGTAGGGTCTTTCCAAACCGGTTGACAGATTGGTGAAAGTGCGCTATAATTAACACTTAGCAACAAACAGGCACCCCATGTACGCAATCGTTAACACAGCTACGCAAGCTATCCAATTTTACTACACTTTCGCAGCAGCCTCTGTTGCCTGCGCTGCCTATAATGTGCAGCCAAATACCCGTGTGTATATTATAGATTTTGCTGCCGCTCAAATCGAACAACTGTAATACTATTATGTCGCAATTAGCACAAATATCCGATATTAAACAAGCCATTAATCTGCTACATACTGCCAGTCAGTTATTGTATAAAACCGATTGTCGCTTGTCCGATTATAACGCAATTCAAACAGTTCTCGCCAGTCTGGAATCCGACCTAACAGAATTGCTCACACACGGTCAACTATAATAACCCTACAGCCCCTAAGGGTTTTAGTCATTTTGGTTGACAGATTGATTGATTGATGTTATACTTACAGTATAGACAATAAGGAGCGATGAATGTATTTGCACATACTGACTGATGAAGAACAACTGGCTGTGGTCCGCGCACTGCGTGGTTGGCAGTTTATGCGTGGCAAACACGGTTGCCTCTACGATCGTGGCAGTGCTGATTCCTACTACGGTCGCAGACGGGATCCACACTACGGTGGTATGGGAGGCGACTCAGGTCCGCGTGTTGATCAACTCACTGCTGAAGAAGAAGCAGAGTATCAAGCGGGCTACACCTACAACGAACTCTACGGTGACAAGAAGGACTGGCGTTAATGAAGAAGTTCACCTTTTGGCGCAATGCCATCGTGGGCGAATACTACGAAGTCACTGCAGAGACTGAGGAAGAAGCCGTTGAGCAACTCATGGACGGGTGCCACGAACCAGTTCACACTGAGTGGGTAGATTGGGCCACAGGTGGCTACGAATTAGAAGATGTAGAAGAACTAGACCCTTTGTATAGAATGGTAAAAGACTATGACCCCACAGGAGTTTGAATACATTCAACGGGCTGTGAAGGCCTTGGAAGATCCCATGAGCCTCCCCGCGAGGATCAAGATCGAACGAACCGTGGCACAGATATGTGGCAAAAGTGCCACAGAACTTGAGAAACTTTTGGTTGACAATATCGAAGATCGGTTGTATAATAGTAATACTAAACAAAGGAGCGAATATGCCTAATTGGTGCAACAACAACCTAACACTCACACACGAAGATCCCACAATGATCACTCGAGCCCGCGACGCACTGTTGCGTGGAGAGTTCCTACAAGAGTTCTGTCCAGTGCCACAAGAACTCAAAGACACTGTATCAGGTTGTGTAGGTGGCGATGAGAAAGCCGCACACGAAGCACAGATGGCTCGAAACATTGAACTCTACGGCTACAAAGATTGGTATGACTACTGCGTGGCCGAATGGGGCACCAAGTGGGATGTAGGCTGTGAGGGAAGCACTGATGTGCATCCAGATGGCAAGATGCTACACACCTACTTTGATTCAGCCTGGTCACCTCCGATTGGTGCCTATGAGAAACTAGAGGCCCTGGGCTTTGGTGTCAACGCTATGTATTACGAAGGCGGTATGTGCTACGCGGGGGTCTACGGCGACGGTGGCGATGAAGAGCTGAACCTCGAAGGCATGGGTGCCGATGAGATCGAACAGAACTATCCTGAGCTGGACGAAGCATTTGGTATCAGTGAATCCATCCGTGAATACCTATCACAAGAGCAAGAAGAGCTCACTGAATGGATCAAGGATGGCGTCGAGAAGAAGGCTTTGATCGCAGAATGAAAGTAATCAAACTGGATCGACGCTACAGTGGACACGGCACTTGGACCCATAGAACCAATGGGGGAGCATGGTATGGTGACGATGCTCGTGACCGTGGCCTTGTGGCCTTCTACGACATGCGGTGCTACATGACCCAGATGAATGGGCCGGGATGCTTCATTCACGAAGCATGGGCCCTGAAGAAGGCGGGTCGGGCAGTGCCGGAATGGGCCTGGGACACAGACGGCAATGTATTCTTCCGTGACTCAGCCCTGGTTAACTTTAGTTTAGCAAAGGATAGATGGCAATGAGAGAATATCAATTTGTTTTCAACGTGGTTTGTGCTGGGGAAGGCAAACCCGATATGGCTAGGGTCGAAGAGATGATCGATCTTACCATGCAGGATCTGGTCTTTGACGACGAATTCATCGCCGCCCTTGACGAGAAACAGAGTGTCACCATCCAGGTTAATTTGGTAAAATGAATGGTTGACAGTTTGGTTCAGACATGCTATACTAATAACATGCTGAATTGGTTGGCATAACTTTAACACACACAGAGAGGTATTTGATATGAGTACAGATAAAAAGTTCGCTGTAGCAGGCGTTTCAACACACGAAGGCAAGACCAAGGTCCGCTTCGCCAATGACACCATGCGTGTCAAGATCCTGGCCAAGAATGGTCACCAGGATGTACAGCTTGTGGATCTTCCACATGAGATGACCAAGGCAGAGATCGGTGCGCATATGGTTGCCACTGGTTTTGGCAAGGGCAACGCAGCTATCGAAGCTGCTGTTGCATACGTAGTCAAGAAGAACCCTTCGGCCACAGCTGCCAAGGTAACTACAACTACTGTCGCGAAGGCAGAAGCTGTTGCTGAATAATCCGATTCGCTCCCGGTAATCAGCAACCTTTATAGAGGCCCTATGTAATGTAGGGTCTCTTTTTTATTGACTTTTGTGCCAAAACCCAGTATAATATAAATATGGACATGATAGAACTAATCATCGTAGGTATTCTAGGGATCATCGTAGGATGGCATTCTGCCAAGACCGTGCATCTCGATGGATTCCGTCAGCTGTTGCGGGCCTTGAAGGTCACGGAAGAAGACCTACTCCGGGCCATGATCAAGATCCAATCCAAGGAATGGCAGCTGGATGATGTCGAGGGAACCAAGGATCACACCGTGGTTGATGTCAAACTTGAGCAACAGGGCACACAGATCTTCGCTTATCGCAAGAGTGACGATCAGTTCCTAGCACAGGGCACAGATGCAGACTCCCTGATTGAGCGATTGAACCAGAACCTCACCCCATGCCGGGTGGTTGTGGCCCAAGAAGACGGCGCCGATCTGTTGCAGAAAAACAACACCCAAACCGGTTGACACTTTGGCAGTTCAGTGTTATAATACACACATGAACAAAACAAATGACATTCTACAGTGGACCGGAGCAGTGGCCATCATCCTTATGCATGTGCTGAACGCGATGGGGCCCGAAGCATATCCCTACAACATTATCGCAGCATTCGTCGGAACAGTGGCATTCCTAGCATGGACTGTCCGTGTTCGCAACTTGCCGCAGTTTACGGTAAACGTGATTGCATTAGCCATAGGCTTTGTAGGGTTATACAAAGCGTTTGGTTGACAGTTTGAGCAACTGGTGTTACAATAGAGACAGTTAGAGATTAGGGGTTACCAACTCCGGTAGGTACCCAAGTAGAGAACTATTCCTAGTGACGGCTAGGCTCTACTTGGAATACACGAAAGCAGATCACCCAGAGCCTCTGGGAGGACGAGCACGCCGGATCAAGTTGGCCTGTAATGTGGTTGATAGACAAGTCCGTGGACGGCACGGTAGGGCAGGTTCAAAACTGTTTATTCTATCAAACATCCCCACCTATTTCCTGATGCTGGGCAGGTCAAGGCCCAGCAGTCCTATCCCAAGGATCACTGACACTAGAATGTCAGGCCGATGCGCATCGCAGGCCCTACCACGGGTGCCGATGGACGATAAATTGGGAAGCAGTCGCGAGCAGTGGAAGGCGCAAGCCTAGCTGGGTGAGACCAGTGATTGACAAGTGAATGAAAAGGTGTTATACTACAGGTATTGACATAAAGGAATCAAAATGAAACACGTGAAAATCGCCATTGTTGCTGTAGCCGCTGTGATAGCAGTTCCATCCCATGCAGACATCACACAGCGCGATGTCCTGGGCGTGGCCATAGGAGCCTTGATTGGCTACCAGCTCTCCAAGCCTCATTCACAGCCACAGCATGGCCACCCACAGCCTGTGCATCAAGGTCATCGACATGATCACATGCCACCCACCTGTGTGCTGCGTCAGGTCTACAGCGCACCAGGCCAAGGTCCTATCTATGTGCAAGAGTGTCACGGCGGTGGCCGTCGACACTACTAAGGAGCAGCCGTGGGTTTCGTAGTCTATGATCAGCAGTCGGGACACATGCAGAAGTACTACAAATTGGCTAGTACGGCCAAGCGGATCTGCACTCAGCACAACACCCAACGGGACTACGACTTCTATGTCTATCGTCCAGAGCGCAAGTGGGCTTTCTGCTCATACAGGGACTATGAAGGCATATTGATGGGACTGCGCGGTGATGCCCTCAAAGTGTGGCAGTTTTGCAACACTCAAACCGGTTGACAGATTGGCGAAAGTGCGTTATAATTAACACATAGCAACAAGGAGCGAACATGACATTTGACACACTGAAATCGGGCACAACACAGCCCACCGAGGACCTCGATCACTTGATCACCCTACTGGCCTTCCAGGCTCGCAGCACACGATCAGAGCATGGATTGACCCAGGAGCAGTGTCAAGAGCTATATAATCGATTCTCAAGAATCATGATCGCCTATCCCGGGATCACAGCACGAGTCATGGCGGCTGTCAAGCAGGATGATCGCTTCTGGGACCAACCCGCAGACACACAGATCAAACACCTACACAGTGTAGGGTTATTGGTTGACACTTTGGGTGTTTGATCGTATAATACACACATACACACAAAGGAGCAGACGAAATGACTACAGCAACTATCGAAGCAACGCAAGTACAAGCCGCCCACGACAAGGCCATGGCAGCAGCCCGCGCAGCAGCACAGGCATTCTCAGACAAACACTTTGGTGGTAGAGACGGGGGCGCATGTGGATTTGCTTGGGTCAACGTCTACAAGGTACGCAGCAACTCCAAGTTGGGCAAGGCGCTGACCACAGTGGGATTCCGCAAGAGCTACACCGGCGGACTGCAACTTTGGAACAGCTGGTGGCACGGTCAGAGTGTTGACGCAGCAGAGCACGGTGCAACTGCCTATGCAATCACGCTGAAACAAGAGCTGGGAATCGAAGACATCTACAGCGGCAGCAGACTGGATTAACCCGAGGCCCTGGAGGGTCTTTGGTTGACAGTTTGGCTAAATGGCCGTATAATTAACACATACACACTAAGGAGCACATATGAAATCCTCAACAGCCACAGCACTAACAATTTTTGGACTAATCCTCACTATGTTTGGTGTAGGCGGTGTTGAGCACAGCATCACTGACACAGAGCTCCTGAGTAGCCTGGCAGTGAGTGTGTTGGGTCTAGGCATTATGTATTGCGGCACATTGGGCCTGCGTAACAGCGCCTACTACGAATAATGGAAGCAGTCATAGAGACCACAGGGGGCCAATTCCCCGCACACACATACCTGCTAGACGGTAACAATCTAGTAGCTTATGTAAAAGTCAACGAGCTTACACCGTTCTACTTCAAGAAGCCCATCAAGGGATTCGACCGGAGAGGACGCAAGTTCGTCCCAGGCAACTCAAACTTATTCAACACAAAGAAAGCATCAAATGAACACACAGTCGTTGGTAGTAGTGGGCAAGTATACACAGTCACAGAAGACTCGTGTAGCTGTCCCGGCTTCACGTATAGAGGTACCTGCAAACACATGGTCAAACATGTGTGACTATCTCAAGAGCATGGCATGATCAATATACAAGGACTCAGTGCTCAGGACGTGCAGATATGCACACTGTTATGGAACTGTGACAGCATAGAAGCAGTGGATGCTATGGTTAACGCTATGCCTCCAGCCTATAAGAACCGTGCTGTGGTCATGCGTGAGCTTATGACAGCAGCACAACTAGATCAAGTAGAGGACATCAATGAACACATTCCAGCGTTGTTGCAGCGTATTAGTGCTGGCTAGCACAGTGCTAGCGGGCACGGGCTGCGCCACACACGATCGTCGAGACACTGCCTACGATCCAAAGATCAATCAAGGTCAAACCTTGTTCGATCAGATGCCCAATTGGGAATACCGTTGCCAGAGTCGGCAAGGTCAGAATCGTTGTTGATGACCTTCGGTGGTTGACCAGGTCGGTGGTCATGGTGGGGTGGTCGGCATGCATATGCTAAGTTAGTATGCGCTAACTAGCAGCTATGGGGTCAAGAATCACCACCCTGAAATGATAAGTACTCCACCCAAATTTTTTACGCCGCAATTTTTTAGAGCTGTAGACCCATTTGGGCAACTATGTTCTAGCGTATCCTATAGCTGACCACAGATACTTGGTAGTCAATCCAAAGTTTGAGCCACCGTGTACAAGATCCAGGTTGTGCCAACTATACACAGCTCCCATTGGCTGCATGTAAAAACACTGATCTTCCACACAAAAAACCTGCCCAAACTCCCCCTGCGATATGTGGCAGTGCCAGCGAGTCAGTCTGGCTTTGTTTTCAGTGATCTCTTGATCGTAGCGATCATAGTCGAAATCACTGTGCTGTGGCACACAAGCACCGGGCTGTATCGCAGAAATCCAAGCAAACACCATGTCAGCATTGACCCATTTGCCAAACTGTTCAAGCACTGTGCGATCAAACCCACCTCTTTCCCAGTAGTAAAAAGTCACTCCGTGGCTCACTGCAAGAGTATATCCTGCTGTATGCAATTTCAAGGTCTGTGCTTCGTGCAGTCGTTGATTGAGTTCTGATACAGTGTTGGCTTCCATTGAGCCGTTGCCCTGTGAGTCTAGACTGTTGATCACTGCTGTCCAGTCTATCACTGATCCGCAATTTCCTTGGTATTTTATTAGCATCATGAAATATTTACTATAAATATCTTCATGCGTACAATATACTTCATACTAACACTTGCTCCAGCTCCCTTGTTTTTCTTGGGTTTTTTGCACAGTCTATACTGGCCCAGTCACTTGTGCGGCACAGACCATGCTATGACTTCAATGTGGTTCATAATGATGCTAGCGCACACTCTACCGTGGGTTCAACGAATCCAACAACTCTACCTTACCCGGAATTGAAAAACAGCAGTGATACCCACCTTGTAGCACTGTGTAACTTTCCCAGTAGTATATTTCCCACAGGTCTTGTCTATCTGCGGGACACCATACCAAATCGTGAATACGTATTTGCCCCACTGGACCTTGGATAGTCACTGTGCAATGGTATTCACCCGTGCTGTCAATTAGAGTTAACATACATCTATATAGCTTCTAGCGTGTAAATACACAATGCTGTATATCTTGCTCATAGATTCAGAGAACTCCATGGAGTTTTGGATATATGAGTGTGCTAGGATATATCAGCAGAGCCTAGGAGGCGACTTGTATGCTGTTGATATATCTAGAATCACTCACTGACTCACAGCAGTACCAATTAGTAGCATGGAAGCAGCATGTCAACTATTGGCCCAGATCATATCCCAACTGTGATAGAAACTATCCTGATGTTGTCACAGATTGGTGGATGTTGTTTGATAATTCGGGCCTGGCTGACCTATGGATTCTACGCTATCCTGAACATACCCGAATTTGCCGTACCTTGTTTGACTAAAAAATCTGCGCTTCTGCTTCGCAAAAAAATTTTGCGCTGCGCTTCGCCAGAAATAATCTCCACCTTGAGCCTTCACGGATAATTACTGTATATGACCACACTACACACTTTTGGCTGTTCTATCACACAAGGACACGCACTTCCTGATGTAAGCCTAGGACCACTCACTGAAGCAGAGGTCGCAGCTTTGGGGCGTCCCCAGCATTGGAGTGATAGACACATACTTGCACCCAGTGTTCATGCTTGGCCTCAGATCTTGGCTGATCAGTTGGGCATTCCAGTGGTGAATCATGCCCGGCGTGGTGCGTGTTTTCAGCAGATCGCTCGCCAGTGTGCTGTGGCAGCTCCCAGCATTGAACCGGGTGACCTAGTCATTGTCATGTGGACCTACATGAGCAGAATGACAATGCAGTGGCCCGCTAGAACAGCAGTACCACTTTCACATCTTGTGGACACTGGTATTTGGCGCACATACGTGAGACCGGGATTCAACAAGTTGTTTGGACTCAGTGCTTCAAATCGCAGCAACGAGGACATTGATGAACGTATCTATACCTACATACACAATAGTTCGAGGTATACCCTTGATCCCCTGGGCGTCTACGACAGATTCTACAACAGCCTAGTGTTGCAGACCATGTGTGATGGATTTCTTAGAGCCACTGGTGCCCGAGTTATTCACTTGAGTGTGGAACCTGAATCATATCTTGCACAGCTTGACGCAGCTAGATCCAATCTAGATCCCACCCTGCAAGAGCCTTGGGTTATACCCAATCCCGCAGACTGGTATAACCTTGCAGTGGATCATGACTGCTATCGAGTCATACATGATCCCAGCTTGCCCACAGCAGGGGATGACCTGCATCCCGGTATTCAGCATCATATTAATTTTGCTGATTATGTGTTGAAACAGCATTTGACATAAATATCTGTATGAGCGAACAATATCTATTACCCATGGCCCGCAATTCAGTCACAGGGCAGACCGTGAAAACCCAGGATCTCACTGGCGCTGTATTCACACAGCGTCAACGTGTGTTGGCAGAACAAGTGGCTGATCAGTTGGCACATCGAATGACAGCTAGAACCGGTGATACATGGCAGGGCTTTGTGCGACTGTATACCCCCACAGTTCGCAGTTGATTATCTGTAGAGATAGTTCACTGAGTCGGGATTTTCTCTGAACATTTCCGCACCGTTTTTAAGGTGAAACTTGCGAGCCATTTCAGTCTTTGGGCTCAGAGTCACATAGGTATCAACTTCGGGATGTTCTTGCCGAATCTGTTGTTGTGCTTCTTCAATCAATCTACGTCCTGCACCTGATGCATAACTCCAAATAGTATAGAACACCGCAGTATTGGTATTCACAGTTAGTTCTGCTAGTTCATCCACATTGTGAGGAATTTGGTTTAGAAACTTCACACAGGTCACTGCCAGGGGTGCATCAGTGACATCATCTCTCAACACAAATATCTTTGAGTTTGAGTTCACACGGAATTCGGGCGTGAGTTCAGGTCTCACAGGATCGTCTTTGATCAGTGTGAGTAGGTTGTCTTTAAGGTCGTTGATTATGTGTAGCATGATTGGTTAAGTTATATGCGTATTTATTGCCAAGATCGAAAAACACGATTTTTGGCACAATCATTTCTTGACTATGTAAATATTATAGTATATAATTAAGGTTATAGCAACCACAAGGAGTAATTATGAAAACTGTGATTATGAGTTTGATTTTGATGTCTTCGCCAGCGTGGGCAGACAATGATCTCTTGATGAAAAACAACTGTTTGGCCTGCCATAATGTCAACCAAACTGTGGTAGGTCCAGCTTTCAAAGCCGTGGCCAACAAGTATCGTGGCCAGGCAGATGCCACTGATAAACTGGCCAAAAAAATACGTGCTGGTGGTGCTGGAGTCTGGGGTGCCATGCCCATGCCTGCTCACCCGCAAATCTCTGACGTAGATGCCAAGAAATTAGCAACGTATATTCTCAATATCAAATAACCAAGGAGTTCAAATGTTCGGAACAAATTACACTGGCGGAGTCACAGATTACCGCTCAGCAGAAGAAGTCAATAGTGCCATGGGTCGTGTCTACGGTCACATGAGTCTAGCAGTCGTAGTATCAATGTTGGTTAGTTATTTTGTAGGCACCACACCCGAGTTGCTGCAATTCTTTTTTACAGGTGTGCTCAAGTGGATCGTGATCTTTGCGCCCCTAGCAGCCATATTTGGTGTTAGTTATGTGTTGGGCAACAACCCCAGCAAAGAAGTTGCACAGCTTTGTTTACATGGATTCGCAGCTCTAATGGGTCTCAGTTTTTCAATGATCTTTGCTGTGTTCACCATGGGCAGTATTGTGAGTGCATTCATGGGTGCTGCCATCCTGTTTGCTGTGATGAGTGGATACGGTTACTTTACCAAGCGCAGTCTAGACAGCGTGGGTAGGTTTATGTTTGTAGGTTTGATTGCTATCATCATTGCCAGCATTGTGAACATTTTTATTGGCAGCACTGTGATGCAGATGGTTGTTAGTGCATTGGCTATCATTATCTTTTTGGGATTAACTGCCTACGACACACAACGGATCCGTGAAATGGTTTCAGTTGATACCAGCCCTGCGGTAGAAGTATCAGGTGCATTAAGCCTGTACATGGACTTTATTAATCTGTTTATAAACCTACTGCAACTGTTCGGCGGTAGAAAAGACTAGTCTAACACGTTGGTCTGTTGTTCCAAAGAGAGCTCGGCATCTTCCAGCTCTCTTATTTTTTCGGTGATTTGATCTATCAGACCTAGATTACGTAATATCTTAAACACCACGTTCTCAACACTCCACTCTCCAGCACGATCCAGGCCAGCTCTGCGCATGACTGTGATCTTGTCTTTGACTGCTCGTAATTTTTCTAGATCTTTGCTTAACAGAGCTTGCTCTATCAATGACAGCATACTGTCTTTTTTAGCTTCCACTGCCTGGTCATCTAGCTCGGGTTCTGTCTTCTGAGGCTTGATAATCCACGAACTGTTTATAATGCTGTAGACTCCTGTGCTGTGATGTGTTTCTGTTTCGCCTTGTACATAACACTCCACAGGCAAGCCTTTGACAGTGATATCGTGGTATTCAGCCCAGAGTGCCTTTTTAGCGGTAAAAAGCTCACGTTGTTCATCAGAGACTTCGCCTTCGATGATCACGTGCAGATCAAGGTCGCTGTACTTGCTCCAGGTGTAGTTGGCGTTAGATCCTGTTATTGTATAGTCTTTGATGTCTAGATCAATGCCCACGAAATCCACAAAGGCCCGGGCGATCTCTATCAACTTTTGACGTACTGCACCGTCCAGTCTACCCTCTTGCCACAGTTTGGGATTTAGATCTGCATTTACCGTGACAAAATCGTTGTTTGAAAATTCTCTTAATCTCACGTCAAACTCCGTAGCGATTGCGTTTAGGTTTGGCCACAGGACTTGTTGTTTCTGTAGAGTCAGGCTCGTGACTGCCACGATCAGCTACTAATCGTCCCTTATGGCCAGTGGCTCGTTCGGCTGCATGTATGATCTCTTCGTCTTCGGGGGTATAAGCACTGATCACAGCATGTTGTTCAGTAGGACCGTAAGGTGGTTCTTTGTGATTGGCCATGGCAATACCGAATCTATATGCCTGATATGCATCTGAACTGGGCATGGTAGGAAACTCAAAAGCCGTGCTCATTGTCCGACTCTTGCGTTCGGGCATTTCTCTCTCAGTTATAAACTCTTTTGCTCGCATCCATTATTTAGCCCACATTAAGTGATAGGCTACCAATGTTTGCTGATCGTAGAATTCTGCTATGAGCTTGAAATCGTCGTTGAGTTTATCTACGACTAACTGACATTTTTCCTTGGGCTGTTTGTTGATCCAGTTAATCAAATCCGAGCCCACAGTTTTGTGTACTTTGGGCCAGTCTACTTCTATTATGTCTTTACCGTTGCGTGTGTGCCAATGATAAAGTTCAAATCTACTACTCTTCATCGGTGTTCATGCTGTTTAAAATTTCACGTAATTTTGTGCTTTCTACCTGCGCTCGTACCTTGGCCACAGGAACACCCTCTGAGGGCTCTTCTCTATTACTGATCTCGGTTTTGCGTTTGATCTGTTCGATGATGCTAGATCCGCCACGACTTGCACCATTTGTACTTTCTTGTTCGTCTTCGGGCAAATCACTGATTTTCAAACTTTCAAGATTGAACTCAAGATCAATCTTCATTCCTACACCGCTTGATGAACGTGTCTTCATCAACTGTAATTGATAGCGTCCACGTTCACGCATAGCCCGGCTTGTAAAGATACCAAACACGTTATCCGCTGTTTGAATCTTAGATAATCCACCACTGATATGACTGTGATCAAATTCAACTTCTTCAACAGCGCCACGATTTAACTGTGCCGCTGTTACAAACACACAGTTCTTTTCCACTGCTAGGTTACGCAATTCTTCTGATACATACTTGTCTTTGATAAACAAGTCTGCTGGGCTAATCTTCTTGCTCAATGGCATCAACAAGTCCAAATAGTCAACCAACAATACGTCAACTTTCTTGCCTACTTTGATTTCATATTCTTTTAGGTATGCACGAATATCATTGGCAGTCTTGCCACTTGGCATATATTTGACCTGTAGCAGTCCAGATTTCTTGCCAATGATCTTGACTTTCATTTCAACATCGTCCAAGTCCTTGAAGATGTCTTTGGTTGCAATACCTGTGAGCATTGCATCGATACGCATACTAACCAATGCTTCTGAAAGTTCTAATGTTAGATAAACCACGTTCAGCCCTGCAAGTGCAAAGTTTACACCTAGATTGGCCAAGAACAAACTTTTACCTGCTCCTGATCCACCTGCAAAGATATTCAACTCTCCTCGATTAAATCCTCCAAATAACCTCCGATCCATCGAAGGCCACCCTGTGCTTACCTGCCCGTTCTTGTCTTTGATGCCCATCAATCTTCCACGGGGATCAGCAAAATAGTCTGTGCCCATGTCTCGAGCAAGACCAATTTGCACAGCTTCTTTGATCAATACTTCTACTGCACCGTAGTCATGTTTTTCTAGTAAATCAGCCGATTGTATAATTGCACGTTCAAGAGCCTTGTGTTGAGTAAACTTTTCAAATTCATCCATGAACCAATCCATGTGACCATCTTTGAGATCATTAGGACGTTTAAGTTCAGTTCTACAGGTGGCATTAACCATTTCATAGTCTGGCAATACATTATAGCCCTTGGCATATTCATGCATGAATTCTGCAGCATCTTGTAGTTTGCGATCAAATAGGCTATGATCAAAAATACCTTGACAACGAACAAATACTTCAGCATCTGCCAGCATGAGTTCAAGATATAATTTTTGTACTTCGTAATCGTATGTTTTTATCATATATTATATTATACACTAATTGCTATGTGTTTTGCAACACCGAAGTCGTATTTCCACTCTCTTTGTTTAGTGTGATACAAGACTGCCCCTACTGAACTACTAGGATCCCCAGGATTAGGCAATGACCAAATATATTTGAACTTGGGTTCAACTACTGTCTTGTTTGCCTTGCTGTTCATCGCACATCCACCCATGTATACTAGGCAATCTGCATTTGTCAGTTCTTTTGCTTTATTCATAATCATTTCAATTTGTTCTTCAAATACCAATTGAACCGCGGCTGCAAGATTTGCTTCGTCTTCTATGCTATCTATATAAAATTTTTGATCCTTGACACCTTTGTGAAAGTTATAATTCAATTCTAGTAGTCCTGTAAAATATTTCTGTACTCTGTAATAAAAAATTTTAGGATTGCCGTTTTCTGCCATTGCCTGTAATTTCCATTCGTCTTGTAATGGAGTCATTCCTAGAGCGTGAGTAAATGCACTATAGAACAACCCTAGACTGTTTGGATAGCTGCGACTCCACACTTTCTTCATCTCACCGTGTTTTCCTTCCCATATAGTAGCACATTCAAACTCACCTATGGCGTCGAGTACCACAACAGCAGCGTGATTAAACGGACTGGTATAGTAGCCTGCGGCTGCATGACTACCATGATGCGGTGTATAAGTAATTGGTGCGTAATGTTGTGCTTTCATGTATCTGCGTGGAAGTACTCTCATGTCTAATACGCGATGCCACTGTCCTGCATATGCCTGTCTTGCTTTCTTGACCCAGGGTCGCTCGTACCAAAAGATACGATCAGGTACTCCAACATGCAGAGCATCGGTGATTATTTTGCTGTCTAACTCATCCGACGAGCCCGCTTGATTGGACCACAAATTACCGTCCTTGAATACAGCCAGACTACTTCCGTGATTAAGGGCGTTAACCCCCCAGGCGATCATTTGTAGATAAATGGATCACGTTTACGTAATTCTTCTAAACGTTTTTTCCATGTCTTGTGTTCTTGGTATTTGTGCCAAGGATATAAAATAAAATCTAGTATTTTTTTAATCATTTTGATTTTCCATTAATGTTATATTGTTCAACATCTTTCTTTTTTCAATCTCAATCTTTGCAGGATTCGCTGTTGCTGTTTTTATTGCATCAACTATTACAAACAGTTGACCATATCTTAACACAGCATCGGCTGTGTCTTTGACATCGGGATCCCAATTAGGCATAGCCACCGACCACCCAAGTTCTGCCGCACGATCGAACAATACTAGTCCTGCTCGATCTTGGTCTGGAATCACAATAACTTCTGCACCTAGACTATTAATTATCCTTGATTGTTGTTCAGCAATCTCGTTGGTAAGCAGTGCTACACCCCCAACTGCTAGAGCATCAAACGGGCCTTCGCATACAAATATATACTTCTGATTTTCTTTTTGTTGATCAAAGTTGAATACAAAATGCGGGTGTTGGTCTGAAAGATATTTGGGTCTACCGTCTGTGACTTTCCTAGCAGTATTGCCTACAATACGCCCTTCCCACTTAAAAGGAATGATAACACGGTTCTCGTAGCCAGGAGCAGGACTCCAGTAGAAGTTGCCATCAAATGGGTCATACCCCCTGCTCACAACATAGGCAATTACGGGTTCTACTTCTAATGATATGTCTTTCCAATACTCACTGTTTATCCACTCTAACAAAGGCATTGCACCTTCTGGTAGTTCTTTATCTGTAAACTCTAGTTTGATTTCGTGGTGTTCTGGTTTGTATTCATCACCTTCTGTTTTCATTGCTTCAAACACAAGTTCTTTGATTGTGTCTTCGCTAGCACCTAACCATCGACACAGCGTTTTCATTTTCTCGCCTATGTTACTGCCAGGTTGCCAACCAGTGGTAAATTTGCAATTAAAACAGTTGTAGACTATGCCGTTGCCATCAAATCTTATACCCGCACGTTTTCTAGTGTCTGGACTATGTCCTCTATGATGACAGCAAGGTGCGTTGAATGATGTCCAACCAGATGGGCTTGATTTAGCACGAGGCGGGAGCAGTGTTCGAAATTTATCAACGACTAGAGTCATACTACAAGTATACTATCTGTACAGTATCTTGTCAACGGTTCCTGTGTTGTTTAATGCCGGAATGTGTTTGACTCTAAACCAATTGTACTTGCCTGTGACGTTTTTATATCGTTCGGTAAGAAGATCTACTGTGGCTACAGTGGCCCATTTAGTTTCTCTAGGCGTAGCACCCTGAGCGTCAAGACTGGCTTGGATCTCTACCGTGCCTGTGTAATTGGTTGTATAAAATTGGAATGTGTGTATAGGGTATGCTGGTGATGTATTGGGTGCAGCATCTATGATTTCGCTGACGTACCACGGAAACGGTTCGTCTTCACCTTGAGTGAAAGGATTGGTATAGTTGAAAGTACTGACGTTTACGCTGTCTGCTACTCCACCATAAACATCCCCAGTAATTTCTAAGGTGCCTACTGCGGAGTATTGACTATCCATATATAATGGCATTTTAGAAGTCACTGTGTAGTCTGTGCTATCTACTGTAGATCGTACTTCTTTGACTATGCTGTAATTATAAAATCCGGTATTGAGATCTAACAGTTCGTCTGCAGTGACTATCACAGTTACCTTGCCTGTGGCAAGATCCATAGCTGTGAAGTCTTTCTGTAGTACTAAATCTTTGGTGTCTTGGCTTACGAGATTAAATACCAAAGTGCTGCCTGCGATGTTGCTGGCTTTTTGATCACTATTACGGACCTGGATGTCAATGCGATTATCAACACCACGAAATATTTTTAGGTTTCTATTGTACACTCTACGATACCTCTCAGTTGACCAAGTGTCCGTCGGGGTGGTAAATACATCGAGTTTGTTGACATACAAATAAACAGGATTGAATTGCATACACTAATGGACCTTTAGCAGTATTTATCGAATGAGAATAACAACTAACCTACAAGAAAATTTCCCTTTTATCAGCGTTATAGTGCATGTTAGCCACGAATATGTGGGCATCATTATCAACCAAGATGCTCAAGTCACTAGTATGTATGACTACTCTATGATAAAAACAGACGAGGAAAAACAGCGATTCCTAGAACTAGGCGAAGTCTGGTGGTGGGAATCAAACAGGCAAATTCCTATTAACATTTTCTTGGCCAGAGAAATCATTGAATTCCGATACGTGATTAGAAACTTTTCGACCAAAGATGTTAAACTCATGCACGGTCCTTGTACCAGTCTAAACGACATAATCGTAAAGAGAATCAAACGTAAGTCGATTACTTTGGTTAGAAAGATAGTCTAACTATACTCTATGCTAATCTGTTCGCAGATTAAATTCATCTGAACCACAACTGCCACAGCATAGGCAGTGGCATGAGATTTCTTAAAGAAGTATTCGTCATTCTCGGGCTTGGTCCAAACTTCCGTCATCACCGTAGTCCAATCTTTCCCAATCAGATAACGTTTCGCGGGTCGAATCATCGCTAACACTGCTGCCAATTGCTCGATAGATTCTGGTTTGCTCTGTCTCAGAGTAGACCCATGCCCATTCACATGGAATAGGTTCTGGATAAATTCTTCGTCTTGTAGTAGATCCCATAACGGTTCAGTCTCCATGAGTTGAACGAGATGTGCTTCGTCTCTGACACCTTTATAGATGCCAACATTTAAAAAATCAATCTTAAAATAGTTTTTTTCTTCTGCTTCTTCGTAAGGCACCGCACAAAGATTTTCCACAGCATTTACAGGCACCTCATGCAGATATACGCCTGTGTTATGTTTAACTAATTTATTATCATCAATACGACTAGCTCGTACATGTTTGAACAAGGCCAATGCTTGCTCACGATCGAAAAAATCTATATCAATATCCATGCTAATTCTCTTTACACTGGTCCAACACATTTATTCTAATATTCCCAGAAACACTTATTCTATACTCGTCTGAAGTATAAAACGGGTAAACAATATGATTCAAGACCGACGGGAACATCATAATAGTTCCTTCATAACTGCTATCAACTGGAATTGGTACTTGTTTAATACTGCCTAGTGTATCTACATAAACAAAACAAAACTTTGAAGTATGTACATTTCCCCTATCACTATCCTTACCCGATAGCCGAGGAAAATAATTTATTTCATCTTCTAAACTATAAGGAATCTTAATCCAGATAACAAAACTCAATACCGATGGATGCGTATGCAACGGATTAAATTCATGTTTTTTCTGTTTATTGACCCATAAGCTAGTGAGTTCTAGTTTGTAATTCTTATTTTTATGTGCTTCTTCAAATCCAGCAATATACCCGGGATGTGCATCTGACCACGCATTGGCTACTCCAATAATATATCCGGACATTGCATTATTAATATGATCCAACGAATATTCTTCTCGTATGTGTCCTACTAGTCTAGTATTGTAAGTTTCAGCATCTTCAGTTAAGTTATCTATAGAAGTTTTTAGAAGTTGAAATATATCTTCCGGAAGAGTTGATTCTAGAACTCCTATATTTGTAAAAGGCAGCAGTTTTGCTGTATCGTGTTTAGCCATTGTCTTTGATCTCTTCAGGTGGTGCCCATGTGGCATAGTCTATTTTCTTCCACTGTCTAGGTCCTGGTGTGGTATAAGGAGTGTATATCTCCCCAGTTTCTCTATCAACCAACATCCACTTATCCGGACACTTGGTTGTGATAGTTAATTCCACTGCTGTGCTAAATTCTTGAACTGTGGTTCCGTCTATGAGTTTTCTTAACATCATTGCATCCTTGTAGTTTCAAACAGCAACAAGGGCAATGTTTCTGCTAAAAATTCTGCATACTCTTCTGCAGATTCCTCATCAGCAAAGTTTGAAAACTTGACATATACACAATGTTCGTTGTCTTCCTCAGTGCTCATTACTTCTATATCGATGTCGTCGCTGGATATGGATTCTAGTTCTTGTTTGTTTTCTTCAATCACTGTATTTTTGCCTCTTTGATAACATCCTTGACTAATTCCACATCTGCTGGTAATGTTTTAAATCTACGCAGCCAAAACTGTGGATCTATCACAGGTCCAATAATTTCTAATTGTTCGTCATTCATGCGAGTCAACATTTCTTTGCCAGAGCGAGCATTCAATATCATCCAAGGACTTACTAATCCTTCTTTGATATCATGCGTGGCTCTGTTTAGATTTACATAGGCAAAATAGTGTTCCCACGCTGCCGAATTCGATTCCGCCCAGCTCATCATGGTCATGATACTTCGTTGTATGGCTCCATCAGCAGGTTCGACTTTGATTAATTCTGCAATATAGCTCTGATACAATTCATCTCTACACCAATGATCTAGTTTAACTCCACTCTTGACCACATAATCCACAAATCGTTCAGGATATATAGGCGCTGTATTAACCAAGAAACTACCAAACTTCACAAAGGCTGTATAGAAACTAGATGAAGCAAATTCTTCAAAGGTCTTTGGCTGTTGTGCTTTTTGCGTGAGCTGATAAAATCTCTGAAAGGTCAATAATCCCATTAACACATGTTTTTCATTGCGACTAAGGTGTCTGCGTTTTTGTTCACAGACATGCACCACCAAAGTCTTTTCTTTGGCAAATAACTTCTCGCAGTGTTCGCATTTAAAATTTAATTGCATTGACTTCTTTTTTGTCCCACCCAAGGTTTTGACAATAGTCTTTGATTTCTCTGTCTGTGGTAATGATTGCAAGTGTAGCAAGGTCCGCTCTCTTCATAGTTGGAAATAAGTCTGCAAGGAATTCTTCTTTTTTGTTCTTTTCTTTCTTTAATGCAATCCACTCGTGGAACTGTTTGGCCTTGCTTTCATGACTGCAAGAAGCCAGAGTCAGCCATTGCAGTTTGGGATGCTGACTAACATTGGCCCAATTTCTATTGTAGTATTGATTGACTGTGAGTAGATAGTGTTCTTGTATTTCTCTGTCAGAGGTAGCAACACTACTGATATATCTGTTGAGATTCCAAAGATCTCCTTTGATTTCTTTACGACCTTCTTCTGTGGCAGCATCCCAAAGTTCTTTGATACCCTGATCGACACAGGGTATGATATCTTTGAATAGGTCTACGTGTTTGTTTTTAGCCATTGTCTTTGCTCAAGTGATATAGTATTTTAACACGATCGAGAGCTTCTTGCAAGGCCTGATTGGTTCGACCTGCTCGAACTATTTCTTGCCAAAGACTCTGCTCTTCTTTTAAAATCATTTCGAAGTCTCTGCCAATTTCGAATCGCTCACTGTGAGGTGCATGAAATTCTCTAGCATAGGTTATGCCGTCGGCCTTTTCATAAATGTAAGTTGTACCTGGTTTAAGAGATCCCATATTAGACCTTTGTTGGCATTTACTTTTTATCTTTGGCGTACCCAACAGTGTCACGTTCGATGTCATTGTGATCAAACTCTGCCCAATATAATTCAAAGGCAACGCAGTCAGTGACGGCTTCAAACTGATGATATTCACCCGGTGCCACTTTTGTGTATTGTCCTGCAGATAGCACAGTTTCATCTACAAGGTCATAATTATTTTTCCATACACGGATAATCATCTGTCCAGATTCAACAAAGAATCCGTTCCATTTAAATTTGTGTTTGTGCTTAGAACAAACACCGCCAGCCTTAGCTTCGATACGGTGAAACTCAAGTACACCGTTGGCTTCTAGCAATTCTGTTTGTCCCCATACTTTTCCTGCCTTCATAGTAACTCCTTAATATGTGTATTTAATTAAATCAATTTGTGTAACTGCAAAACTTCACTTTGTCTACTGACTTCTTTGACAAAGAACACGCAGGGCGGGTTAACTTCCTCGCTGAGTGGTACAGTAAGCAACTGCCCGTTTTTCATCTTAGGAAAATACCAGCGCACATCTTGATAGATATTAACAATTTCTATAGGCATATATTCTGCTCTAAATCCTTTGATTGGATTGAACACTAACGCATCAAACCCACGTTCATTAATTGATGTTAACGGTAAAACTTCGGGGTCAAGTCCGCAGTCTTTGTCGCCTACTACCATGCACCAGTCCAGGGGCATCTGCACTTCATAGCCGCCTATGTTCAACACGATAGCAGGCGAGTTAAATGATTCTAGAAATATCAACGGCATGAAAAAGAAATCCGGTTCTTGAGGATTTGAATTATCCAGTACCGAAAATCTTGTGTCTTCGTCTACCTCGTCCGGTAGTTCGTTTAAATCAAATGCTTGATTGTTTAGTGTAAGTATTCTCATATATTAACCTTGGTAATGGTAAAGGGGTACTTGGCCTCTTTATAAAACTTTTTTCTTTCTGTAAGATGTCTCTTGCTGTATTTGCAAGCAGAGGTAATATCCCAAATTTCTACGTGATCTTTGTCTTCTGCTTTTCTAATGCCTCGCCCAATGCTTTGTATAACGCGGACAAAGCTCTTTCCGGGTTCAAGAAGAACCAGATTAAAAATGCGTGGAATATTAATACCCACAGCGGCCACACCATAAGTCGCCAAAATAATCTTGTCATCACTTGTTTTAATTTCATCGTATTCTTCCTTGCGGTCATCTAATTTCATACCGCCACTAACAAATACCGCTTGAGGAATTAGTGCGATTAATTTATTACCAGTATCGATCCTATTGATCAATACCAGGGTGTTGCCAGTGGCGGATAACGCAGTGATCTTGTTAGCAATCCATTGTAATCGCTTGTCGTCTGTGACAAGAAATGAGTATTCGTCTTGGAATGATGTAAACACCTGCACATCATTAGTCTGCAACACATTGATGTTCAACTGCGCCAACACTCCTTTTTCCTGTAGATCATGAGCACTCACCTGATTTATCACAGGTCCTATACTGGCCAATATGCCTTGGAATTCCCACTGTTCTTTAGGCACAGTTCCTGTGAGTCCCCAACGTATGGCACAGTTGCGAAAGTTCTGTGTTAGTAGTTTGGTCAACACTTCGGCCTTGGCTTGGTGGACTTCGTCGACGATAATTGCACAGACTCCTTCGCAGAATTCTGCTAAAGTCATGGTATCATTGTCATAGCTTTTCTTGTCTAACACATTCAAACTTTGCCAAGTACATATGGTATGCGTCTTGCCTAATTCTTTTCTATCTCCAAAATATACACCAACATCTAGTCCTAGATTGCGATAGTCTTCTTCAGTCTGAACAACCAATGACTTGTTAGGTACAACCACCATTGTTCTACCATATGGTTCACATAGATGACTTAACGTAGCAGTAGTGATAGTCTTACCGGCACCTGTGGCAACTTCTTGTAAGGCCTGGGGATTCTCTAAAAACTTGTTGATCACTTCATACTGATAGTCTCTCAGTACAATAGGTTCTCCTGCCTGCTGATGTCCTTTGGGCCAAGTCTTGCCAAGGTCAGCCCAATAATTTTCATCGATGGCGGCAAATTTCAATTCCTGATGCGGTCTAAGATCTTCGACTTCGATGTCATATCCCTCATCCTCGATCACTGCTAGAATCACATCAAGGTGTGCAAGATATCCACTGCCGCCTATGTTAAAATAGGTTTTAGTTCCATCCCAACGACCCAGTTTATATGCAGGCATATGTCGAGCATAGGGCAAATCGAATTTTAATTTATTGACAATTTTCCGTCGTGTTTCAACCCGCAGTCCTTCCACCTTGATGTTTACTTCGTCTTTGATTGTCAATTTACAGTTCAACAATTTTTTGTCCTTTAGTTTCTGTTGGTCTAGTGTCACCAAGATATATCACACAAGGATGACACGCAAACCAATCTCGTGCCATGGTATTTGTTGGTGGAAAAATGTTATTTGTTACTAACATTGTAACATCATTGTCTGACTTAAACAACCACTTGGCTGGCTTTGATTCAAAAATTAATATCCTGCCGGTTTCGACTTTGCCGCCAACTCCTGCGATCTTGATCCAATCATTCAGGCCAGTTGTAGATTCTTTGTTTTCTCTAAAACACACCTTGATTTCTTCACGGCTAACACCACTTTTCTCGGCAGCGGCTACAAAATTCTGCAGCCAAGGTAGCGTGGCGCTGCTTCGATCTAGTAACACACATATTTTTCCAGAAAAAGATTTAACTAATTCAAAAAACTCTTGATTGGATTTAATCCAGAAACTGTTTTCTTGGCTAGCTGCGATTTTTTCCACTAAATTTTGAGGTTTTTCTTGGTATACAAACCCCATGCTTTTGGCTAATAACAAATCACTAACAGGAGAACTGCGTCGATGTTCATCCCACCATTGTTTTGTTTCTTGACTGGAATTTTTTAGTTCAACTCCATAAATGCCTATTGTGCTGTGTGGTGATACGCATTCAGAATTTTGCCAAATTTCTTCAACATCACCCAACGCAATCATAAACGAGTCATCAATTTCAAAATTATGTTTGCAGGCAAATTCGTAGAGCGCAATTAAATTATAATGATAAAAATCCAAGCGTCTTACTTTGTCTTCTGAATCCCAAAAACCATGAGTATGCAATGCCTCTCGACTTGCGATTTCATCTTCGAACTCTTTTTTCAACTGATAAGGAAATTTTAGACAAATTTCCAGTTTGTTTTCACGTAGCTCTACATATATTGTTTTGCTGAGATCTAATACTCTAAACGGTCTTTGCCATTTGAGGTCAGCAAGTTTAGATCCATAGTCAAGACCAGCCATGGCTGACATAGTCTTGTATTTTTCTAATAATTTTATGAGGAAATTTGCCTGATTTTTGGTCAGCTCTCCGCTGTTGATGATTTTTTCATGGAAACTTGAGATAGGTGAAAAATCTTGACCTTGTATGGATATTTTTTGTTGGGAAACAAGATTATAAAATTCAACAAATATGTCTTCGGCAAATTCTGATGATAGCATTATTCAAGTATACAGCCTTGATTTCTGGTTGTCAACCGAATAATCTAGAAATTGGGGTGCCTTGGCGTATTTCGTCAACGGTCCACTCGGTGTGACAAAGTTTTATAAACCATTCAGACCTGTCTGGTACATAGGGATTATCTAGTTCTGACCACTTGATGCTGAGATCCGCAGCTAGACTGGATGAATCACATAATATAGGAACCCCATTTATGGCTGCTTGAACAGCTGGACCGCTGTTGTGGTTAATCACGCAGTGATAATTGTAAAAAATATCAAAACTGTCATAGGTATTGGGTACAAGCATAGGTCGTTCTACCTCTACTCCAGACTGCTTGAACGGAAATGCTGATCGAGGGTGATACCTTACACGGATTCTTCTATGAGTATGCTGTTTTATTTTTTCAATAGTGGTTCCTACCCAATCTTTCATAGCAGGCATGCCTTGCCATTGAAGACTTTCTTGATGTTGGCAGGCAATAAGTATTTCACCGCGCCGGGTTGTAGCAATCGGCTGTAATTTAACACCTAATTTTTCAGGTCTGGTCATATCTAAATTACTTTCGTTAGCAAATTTACCAAGATTGTTAATATGGTCGAGACTGATCCGCCAAGTTTCGCCTCTTTTTAGATTACCCACTTCTATTATCAGAATGGGTGTGCCTTGCTGCTGGCATTTATCATAAATCAGTTTATTTTGCCGCATTCTGCCAGACCATAATACCGACCATATCACTGCAACATCTTCGTTGTCGGTGACAATGACGTGTCCTTGTTGTCTTAGCCCCTGTTCTATGGCATCAAACACTGGGGGACTGTTCAAAGCACCGTATTCTCGATATAATCTGAAGCGCATAATGTTGATAAATAATCTACGTAGTTAATACTGCTGTATATTTATAGATTATGAACAAATTCAAAAAAAGACTGCATAAACTTTCAAGAGACCGCGATCATGCCCTGGTGCTAGGATCGGCTTTTGGAATTTTAGAGCAAGTTGTAGAAATATATGACACAGTATTTGTGGTCAGCACAGCACAGCCGGCGTTTAAGGCTAAAAATCTTGTTTATAAAGAAACTTTTGTTAAATTAGATCATATACAAAATATTGCATCAATTTTTATCGATCACAATGAGTTGTGTAATCTTGATAAAGTAGAAGCATTATGGAAAAAACACAATTCAAAAATTTTCGTCGAGGGCGGCGTTCGTATAGATAACGCTATAGCCAAACCTTTGTACGATTCCGGTTGGGCCTGCACCAGCCTGCAAGGCATTTTTCACGTATGGGAGCATTATAGATGAAGATAGCAGTGGTAACAACCTTTCATGAACAAGGTTTAAAAAAATATGCACAGAGGATGATCGACGGATTCTGTGAAAACTGGCCAGAGGAAATTACTCTGCACATATACCCAGAAAAATGTAATCCCATTGTTAGAAATCATAATCATGTGACCCTATTCAGCCTCGACGATGTTCAAGAATTAACAGAATTTAAAAACCGTTGGAAGGATGTGCCCAAGGCCAACGGTGATGTCAGCGGTGATCCTGTTAGAGGCGGTCGAAAGGATTCAAAGAAAGCGTTCAAGTGGCATGCTGTGAGATTCGCTCATAAAGTTTATGCAATTTTTCACTGTGCTAGAACAACTGATGCTGATATCCTGTTATGGATGGATGCTGATATGGTTTGTCACAGTGCAATTACCCGTGAAAAAGTTTTAGCACTATGTTCACCGTCTTTTGATTTATGTTACCTTGGCAGAGAAGGAAAATACAGTGAATGCGGCCTGTACGCTATGAATCTTAGAAGTCCTGCAACAAAAAAATTCCTAGAAACTTTTCAAAGATATTACGATGACGCAGAAAATGGTATCTTCACCTTAGGTGAGTGGCATGACAGTTTTGTGTTTGATGCTGTAAGAAAAACAGTACCAGAACTAAAACAATTAAATTGGAGTCAACAGCTTGGCGACCTAAGACCATCGAAAACAAATTCAGTAGGTGAGGGCCATCCTTTGATTAATTGCGAATGGGGCGGATATCTTGATCATCTCAAAGGCGATCGCAAGGATCACGGTCATAGTTTACAAACAGATCTCAAAGTCAACAGATTAGAAAAATATTGGAGTACATTTAAATGATAGAAAGTCATGGATTTTGGTTTCCGGATTATGATGATCATTTTCCTAGGATGCTTGCAAAAAGTCTCAAGAATGACGGAGTAGTTCGATATCAATGGAGGGCTAGAGATTCTGCAATTGCATTTTGTGATAACAAAAGAATCTGTATTGATATCGGTGCAAACGTAGGTCTATGGGCTTGCGATCTTGTAAAACAATTTGAAAAAGTTATTGCTTTCGAACCAGTTCCTGAATTTAGAGAATGTTTTAAGAAAAACGTGCTAGGCAGTAATTATATAATTGAACCAGTAGCACTTGGGCGCACTGAATCACTGATAGAAATGAATATCGTTCAGGGGAATACCGGGCATAGTCATATCGATCCCACATCGGTAGGCAAGGGTTCTATTCCGTTAAGGACACTGGATAGTTACAACTATGAAAATATTGATTTAATAAAAATTGACGTAGAGGGATTTGAAGAAGAAATCCTTGCTGGTGCAATGCAGACTATTCTTAGAAATAAACCAGTAATTGTTGTTGAACAACAAAAGCACGAATACAAAGACGCAATGACCGATAAACCATCTATCAAAATATTAGAGTCTTGGGGTTTTCGAGTAGTAGATCAACATAAAAAAGATTGGATTTTAAAATGCACAACGTAAAAATTAGATTCTTTAGTGACGCATACAAACCAAAACGAGCCAGTCATAGATTACGTGGAGAAGTTACCTGTCAGGCGTTGGCTGATCAAGGCTACGATGCTAAAATTCTAACTGACTGGTCAGAAGTGGACAACACTACCATCGTGATATTTTTAAAACGCAGTCAGCCTGCCAGCATTCAACGGGCTAAAGATCTAGGTGCAAAAACAATTTACGACCTGTGTGATAATAAATTTGAAGAAAAAGAAGAATACGAACCTTGCTGTCGATTAGCAGACCTTGTGTCGGTTAACAGTGTGCAAATGGGTGTAAGTACCAAGCATCATACTGGTCGAGACAGTATTGTTATGCCAGATCCATTTGAACGTCCTAAACTTGAGCCAACATTTTCTCCTGGCAAGGAAATTAAATTGCTATGGTTTGGCAGTCAATCAAGTTTTAAATTTTTGCCTGTTGTAGAAATTTGGCAGCGTTTAGAAAAAGAAATTGGCAATTACAAATACACCATGATCAGTGCTAAAACAGATAGACTACTCAGCAAAATGAGTCTTAGACAATCTAAAGGTCAAATCAGCGGAATTAATTTTGACAAACTCGACATGCAAGAATGGACCTGGGAACGACAAGGTCAATTGTTATCCGAGTGTGATATCGTATTAATGCCTGTGCAAACAGATAATCCAAGAACAGATACTAAAAGCGCAAATAGATTAATCGATAGTTTAATGTCTGGTAAATTTGTTATTACAACAGCATTAGCCAGCTATGAAGAATTTGCACCATACACTTGGCAGGATGATTACATTGCTGGTATTAAGTGGGCTCTAGCACATCACGGTAAGACGTTAGAAAGAATCCGTGCTGGTCAAAAATACACAGAAGAAAACTATTCAGCACGAGTGTTATCTAACCGATTTATAGAAGAAGTTAGACGTCAATTAGGTATGTAATATGGGTAGCCCCAACGATATAGTTTATTTAAAAACAGTATATCCTAAAGCCAAAGGCCCTGTTCTTGAAATAGGCAGTAAAATTGTTAGTGTATCTGAATTTAGAGAAAATTACACAGATGTAGAATATGTCGGTGTCGATCTCGAAGAAGGTGCCGGTGTAGATGTTGTCTGCGATTTAACCAAGGAAGATAACCCGTTACCTAAAAATTATTTTGATTTGATTATTTGTTGTAGTGTACTTGAACATACCCCGACGCCCTGGCTAATGGCCAAAGTATTATCTGATTTAGTTAAACCCGGTGGAAAGTTGTACATCAACAGTCCCTGGGTTTGGAAATACCATAAATACCCAGATGATTACTACAGGTACAGTTTTAAGGCCATTGAATTCCTATTTCCAGAATTTCAATGGGACAACTTTGCGTATTCAACTGAACTGTCTGATAGTGTAGAGTTTGTAGAGAAAGACAGCGACTTTGATCGCAGAAGAGCTTTTATTGAAACCCGTGAAGATGGCTCTATGAAAAAATATCTTCCTTATTCGATGATTAATATGTTTGGAACTAAAAATGCTTAATGAAAAAGTAAATGAATTAACAAACAGCGGACAAAAAGTACGGTTACATCTTGGTTGCGGTAGCCGATTGTTTGATGGCTATCTAAACATTGACGGCGAGTACATGTCACACGATCCGAATGTAATGATCCACGATATTACTAAACCTTTTCCCTTACCGGACAACTGTGTAGATGAAATATTAAGTGTTCACGTAGTAGAGCATATTAGTCGTCAACACATTCCTGTTATGTATAAAGAGTTTTATAGAATTCTTAGACCGGGTGGTGCAGCAGCTACCGAATGGCCCGACTTATTAAAAATGTGTCAAGAAGTTGTTAATAATCCAGACTGTTTTTGGTCGCATGACAAGCGTCTACATAAAAGAACTGTAGCAGGCATATATGGAGATAGTGTTAGATATCCAGATCCGACTATGTTACACAAGTGGGGATATAGCGCAGAAAGCATGTCGAGACTATTTCGCGATGTTGGATTCACAAGAGTGCAGATCGAAAACAACCTTCATGCTAAATCCAGTATTGACAGCAGAGTAGTTGCATACAAGTGATATGGCCGCCAAGGTAGTTAAAGAGCTTCATGGGTTTTCTGGAAATCAAATATTATTGATGCAGAAACACAACAAACTCTTTGTACGAAAGATTGGTAACATATCCAGAAACATCGAACGTATGCAGGTACTGTCAGTAGATTATCCACTTCCACAACTATACACAATATCAAATAAAATGATCGATATGGAATATCTACACGGACTAGATATCAAATCATATCTTAAAACTAGCAACTACGAAAAATTATTAGATTTTATATTATCTATCTTAGATAAACTTTCTAATAATGCTGTAGACAAAGATTATACAGAAACATATATTAAAAAATTACAAGAAGTTAGTTTTGATGAGATGCCATTTACTCGTGAACAACTACTAGAGCGTCTTCCTAAAATATTACCGAGTTCAAATTATCACGGTGATTTAACACTAGAAAATATTATTTTTACCACTGATCGAGGATTTTTTCTTATCGACTGTGCAACCATAGAATATGATTCCTACGTATTTGATATTGCAAAATTAAGACAAGATTTAGAATTAGGCTGGTTTACCAGAAAAGATAATGCGATGTTAGATGTAAAAACCAAACACATACAACAACGAATATTAGAACGATATCCAGAAGCAAACAACGACTATCTGTTAATTCTAATGTTGTTAAGAGTGTATAGGCATAGTAAACCGGATACTCTTGAAAGAAACTTTTTGTTAAAAGGAATTAATTTGTTATGGAAATAATAATGCCAGCTGCTGGGTTATCTACAAGATTTCCTAATATGCGCCCAAAATACATTCTTGCAGACTTTCAAGGCAAATATATGTTTGAACGGTCCCTTGAATCGTTTATAGGCAAGCACAATATCACTCTCGGTATTCTAAAAGAACACAACGATCAATATAATACTGCTGAATATATCAAGAATGAATACGGTGATGCTATACAGGTTATAATTTTAGAAAATAGAACAACAGGACCTGCTGATACCGTTTATCAGATACTAAAACAAGCAGAATTAACCACAGAAGAATTTTTAATCAAAGACTGCGATAGTTTTTTTGACCACGATTATCAAGAAGGCAATTACGTCTGCGTTTCAAACATTAGAGATCACGAAATCCTAAAACGATTAGCTAGCAAGAGTTTTATAGTGTCTAACGACCAAGGCATCATTACCAGTATTATTGAAAAGCAGGTTGTATCTGACAAGTTCTGTGTGGGCGGATACAAATTTGAATCAGCAGATATGTTTATGTCGGCTTTTGAAAAATTAAAAGATGCAAACGTAAAAGAAATCTTTGTTAGTCATATTATTGAAGAATGTCTAAATGATAATGCAATATTCAAAGAAAGTGCTGTTACAAATTATGTAGATGTAGGCACCGCAGAAGAATGGTTTGAGTATAATGATAAGGCTGTGCTGTTCTGCGACGTTGACGGTACAATAATCAAAGCACAGTCGAGACTAGAAGTAGGAACTACGCCGATTCCACTCGAAAAGAATATAAAATGTGTTAAAGAATTAATTGCCAATGGCAGTCAAGTAATCTTTACCACCGCACGAAGCAGTAACTCACACGCAATAACAGAGCAAATGCTAAAAGATCTAGGATTTGTTGACTTCAAGTTAATTTCCGGATTGCCAAACACTAAACGTGTTTTAATAAACGATTACAACGATGCTAATCCCTGGCCACGTGCGGTAGCTGTAAATATAAAAAGAGATCAAGATAATTTAAGCGATTTTATATGAAAGAAAAACTGGCAATATTTTATACCGGTGATAAAAGACATAACTTAGAAATTGTCAAACAAAATCATCAACGACTGTTTGATCGTCTTAAAGAAATTATAGATATTACCGTCTATTGGTTTACCAAAGACGACCCTGATCGAGGTGTTTGTCCTTTTGAAGAAGGTGACCCCAATCTTGACAATGCATATCGTCGAGGACAAGGCGGCGGCATTCAGGTCTGGGATTTTTACAGAAGTTGTGAACGTACCACGGAACCATATGTGATGAGATTACGCACAGACGTTTGGTTCACTGACTCTAGTATTTCTATCATATGTGAAGAGATGAAAAAAATCCTTGTAGGCAAAACAGATATGGCTTTTTTTGGTAGTGATTGGATCCATGAAAATGCTGGAAAGATCTATCACAAAATGGTTGTCATAGACGGAGTTCCTGGCGGTGTGCAGGATTTTGCAATTGTAGCAAACAGATCTCAACTAAAGCCTGGTAATGAAGTCATAGACTACATTATTTCACTTTCACCAAAAAAACGTCGCAGCGGTAACAATCTTTTTAAACTGTTGATTCCTATGACAAAAACTGAACATTTTAATTTTCAAGACGTCAATGCCTTTAGAATATTATGTCAAACATGGTTAATTAGAAAAACATATACTTCATATCCCGGTGATAATGAAGTTTGCAAGGACTATATACAAAGTTACATTTTAGATGATAAATCCGAAATAGGAAAGAAAACTTTTATAATTCCTCACCCTATGCAAGATGCAGTTAATTGGTGGAGAAGTCAACAAGGATGGGAAGCGCAGGATTTAAATATTGAGGATTTCAAAAGATGGCAATTGCCGTAGTATACATCGGTCAACGAAAATTTGATAAAACTTCTCGGACTAATCATGACAGATTATTTGAGTTGTTTAGAACAAAATATGAAATGAACGTCTACGACTTTACTAGACCGGGCCCTAGCACAACAGGACCATTTCAATCCAGTGGTGGGGTCCAAGTATGGGATTTCTTACAGGCAGTAAAACAAGTCAATGAAGATATTATTATTAAACTTAGAACTGACACTTGGTTTACAAATAATTCAATGCCGGTAATTCTAAGCGAACTAGACGAAATTGTAAATGACAACAATGATGTAGCATTCATGGGAGTGGATTTTAAGAATCATTATGATAAGCTACACGAAAGATTAGATGCTAGTGCAACGAAAAAAATAACTGACTTTGTTGTTATTGCAAAAAAATCTAGATTAGACTCTGAAGAATCTATTGTTACTAGACTGAATGGTCCTAAACATAAGAGTGGTAATGTAATGTTTAAATATATTCTAGCACCAGATGCTAGAGCCGTTAGCGTTAGTTGTCAAATGTATCTTATAAGAAAAGACTATGATGTTCCGAACAACTGGCAAATATACAGTGACTGGACCAGTGAATATTATAAGTCAGAAGCTGCTCAACAGTGGGTGGCGAATAATAAAAAGTTTATAGGAAAATTATAATGCCCAGTGAGTGTTACTTACAAAGTGTAGAGTTAGGAGAACTTGCAGATGAAAATAGGATTTAATTGCAGTAGTTTTGATTTGTTACATGCTGGACATGTAACAATGTTAAAAATGGAGAAAGAATTATGCGACTATCTCATAGTTGCTCTACAGATCGATCCAACCGTCGATCGTCCTGGTTCAAAAAATAAACCGGTGCAAAGTGCATATGAACGATATGTTCAGCTTCAGGCCTGCAAGTATGTTGATGAAATTTTAATCTACGAAACTGAATTTGATCTATTACAGTTGTTACAAACACAGACAATCCATATTAGATTTTTAAGTGAAGAATATTTAAATAGAGATTTCACAGGTAAACAGTATTGTATGGACGTGGGAATAGAATTGCACTACCATAAACGTGGTCACAAGTATTCTTCCAGCGAGTTACGTGCTAGAACAGCAAAGTTAGAAAATGCCAAAGATCTCAATAATGTCGAGGCATTGCCACAGTATTCTCCCGAATTGATAAAATCAAGAGACGCACTATGATTACATTAATCGGACACGGGTATGTTGGGACGCAGATTAAAAAAGAATTAGAAGATCAAAATATTCATCACACATGGATTGGACACTCCCAGATAGTTCCCGCTGGTACAACGGCAATCATCAATGCTGCTGGCTACACAGGTTCACCCAATGTCGATGCCTGTGAACAATATAAACAAGAAACCATCAATGGCAATGTAGTATTTCCATTGCAATTAGAAGTTGCGAATCCCGTTACCCCTATCGTGCATATCACCAGCGGATGTGTATACACTGGTTACAAATCCGGCGGGTGGACTGAGGATGATGCTCCTAATTTTGATTTTAATAATGGATCTTTTTACAGTGGGTCGAAGGCGTTGTTTCAAGAATTAATGACTCCGTATCTTAACAAATCATATCTGCTAAGAATCCGCATGCCATTTGGCGACACACATGAACCCAAGAATATTTTTACAAAACTATCAAACTATCAAAAATTAATTGACTATGAAAACTCATTTAGTTACATAGTTGATGTGGCCAAGGTAGCTGTGTACTTTGCAGTGAATAAACCTGCCAGTGGAATTTACAATGTTTGTAACCCGGGATCTGCTACTACTAAACAGGTTGCTGATAAACTTGAATTAGATAAAGAATGGTTTACCAGAGATGAATTTAAAGCCGCCACAGTTGCTCCAAGATCTAATTGTGTTATGAATGTTGATAAATTATTTTCAGTATTTCCAATACAGCACATCAGTGATGCACTAGATACTGCGATTGGTAAACTACGTTAAGTAAGGCAAGAACTGTTTGTAAACAAGGCCTTGTCGACTTTCTTGATCAGTCCAATGACACGCAGCAAGATCATTAATCCACTGGCTTCTATCGGGTTGCTTTGAATGATCAATATCTCCGATGTTATAATTGGCAACATCCCAACACACACTACTGCTGTCATCAACCCATAACGGAACACCTTCTAAGATTGATGCAACTCCGCTACTGCTGTTAAACACAAATGCTGCCTTGGCACGTCTTAGATCGTGTTCTATCGGAATCTTGGTGCTGTCGCTGATTGTTACTCCGGGCCGTAACAGTGGTCTTAGATCTGCTATTTTTCCTGGATGCGGTCTAAGCACAATTGGAAGATTAGATACTTTTCTTACTGCTTCTATTTTTTGTCTTGTCCATTCTACAGGACTTTGACCTTTCATACTCCATCCGCCGTCACGTTGCACTAAGAATAAAATATATTCTCCGTGTCGTTTCCAGTCTTTCATTTCTAGTCCAATATCACTGGATAAAATATCCCAACGAGAAGAGTCAGAGTTTTTATTAGCGTATTCGCTGGAATCGTAATCAACACCGTTGATACTGTATCTTAGATATTTGCTGTCAAGATCTTTGAATTTGAAACAGTTAGCGTCTATGGCCATGATGTGATTGTTTTGCTGCCTCTGATGCTCGACTATCTTAGCACGTAATTTAATATTTTCAGTTGTTTGGATTGGACTTGGCCAGCCAAGGATGACAGCTAATTTTGCAGACTGGATAGTGTATCGAGTTTCAATGTGTACACGAGCTCCTTGCAGCCTTGCCCCGTCAGCAAATGCTGTAAGAGTATCCACCTTTCTACCAGGTGTTTGTTTATGTAAGGAACTTAGGTAAACAACAACGTCGAACATTATTATCCTTACTCGGGTTGCCAGAGAGTCACATCATCATCGTTTAAGATTCTCCAAGCAGTGCCGTCCCTCATTTCTGCTTCCGAAAACTGACAGTATGACAGATGAGCTGCCCAGGCTTCAACTTCTTCTGCTGTTGGAATTTTTGGTTTTTCAATCTGTGAAAGATCCGATAAACTAACAGCATGTGCAGCATTAGGCCCGAGAGTAAACGCTGGCTTACCTAACAATACTGCCTCAGTTGCAGCAATGCTATTAAATGTCACTAAACAATGAATATCCCTGGACAAAGCCATCTCCATG